CTTGCGGAACCAGTCACGAGACTGACGAGTGCGGGGTGTTATTCCTGCACGGAATGCTTCCTGTTCTACTGTTTTAAAAAGATTGCTCATGATCTTATTTAGTCTTTTTTCTAGAATAAGGTTTTAAAGGTTTTAACTTTTTTAAAGGTTTTTTCATAACACCTTTTTCGTATAATTCGTTTTCAGTCCATATCTCGAATTTCCACCCTCGATCCTTCGCATAATTATTTGCTGCTTCCCATTTATTCATATTTTTAACGTAAGTTAATGCTTCTGTCATATATCTTTTATTACGCACATTTATTTTCTTTGGCGGCGTTGTTTCTTTATTTGGTTTTACCTCGATTAAACTGGTCTTGCCGTTTTTCCATGTTACTTTAAAATCCATAAAATAACGATGATACCTTTTATCGACATCGTAAATATAAGGAATAACAGTTTCTTCACTAGACCATGATTTAACATCATTAGATGAATCAAAGTACATCATGCAACTTTTTTCCCACAAAGAACGATATATAACTTTGGTATGGTCACCTTTATATTTGCTTTGATTTTTAATCCTGTACTTACCAGAATACGCCATATAATCGCTATAAATAAAAGAATATTAAATCCTATTTAGATGGAAAGATAGATGCCAACTCGTGGAACATTAAAAAAACGTGCACAGAAAGAAAAAGAAAATCTGAGGCAACAACAACGCGAAACGGAATCACAGAACAGAACTATTTCTGCAAAATCTTCCACACCTCCTGCTGTTAGTGCATCTCAGACTGCTTCTCTTAATACTAACAAAAAAGACAAGTTACGTTACCCCAAAAGAGATCAAGATCTCTATCAGGGGCAGGTTAGATTTCGCATCGTAGAATTGTCTGCGTTAACAGGAGCATCACTCTCAAATTTAAATTTCGTGGACAACATATTAAGTTCAGACAGCATATCTAAATTAGATAACAAAATTGACAAAGTAGTGTCTAGCAATCCTAATGAAATTAAGAAAAGAACTGAGTTAGCAAATAAAAGCGCACAAAAATTAAAAGGATCGGCACAAAATAGTTACGAAAATCCAGCAGCACAAAAAAAGTATGGAGGAGATGTAACTTTGTATCTTCCTACTAGTCATGTAGTGTCAGATGCCGTTCAATATACTGGTGCTACTCTTGGCACAATGGGTGCTGGTGTTGAAGCAGGTTTGCAAAATGGTGGTTCTGCTATTAAAGCAATTGGTGCAGGATTAACACAAGGCATCGATTCGTTTACAAGTCTTTTTAATAGCGCAGGAATCGATAAAGATGCAGCAGCACTAGCATTGACTCGAACTGCCGAAACATTTGGAACACAAGAAATATCAGCAGGAGTTAAATCCGCAACTAGGGTTACTGCTAATCCTAATTTAAGAATGTTGTTAGAAAGTGTTCCTGTTCGGACAATACCATTTACATTCAGGTTGATTGCACAATCGCAAGACGAAGCAATAGAAATTCAAAAAATAGTAGAATTTTTCCGATATCAATTATACCCTGATGAAATTACAGGTACCATTGGCGGAGCAGAAGTGTCCCTTGGATATAAATTCCCAGACCCTTTTGAAATAACCACTACTTATAAAGGTAAACGTGTCGGGAACAAATTTCTTGACGCATATCTGACAACTGTTACAACTACTTATAACGAGAACGGTATGGGATTCCACTCCGATGGGTATCCCAGCGATGTTTCTATTCAACTTGCTTTCTCAGAAAGCAAAGCACTAACCCGAAAACTCGTGAATCAAGGATACTAATGTCTTATTTTAAAAACTTCTCATTAGTTGAGTATCGATTTGGTAATGAAGACGAGTCAACAAGAGTCTTTATTGAAGATCTTTCTATTTACGTAGATCTTTTAGATCAGATCGATGATCTCGTATCATTCTATGATTATTATTATATAAAAGACGGAGAGCGTCCGGATACATTATCAGAGAAGATCTATGGGACCACCGATAATTATTGGACCTTCTTTTTGATGAACCCTATTTTAAGAGAAACCGGATGGCCATTAGATCAAAATAGATTCGAAAGTTTTGCTGTCAAACGATATGATGGTGCTATTTTCTATCCGGTAACTGTTGCAGATTTCAACTTGTTCACTGAGAACAGTAAATGGAAATATTCTTTGGGTTCGACAACAAATTCAGGAACGGAAGCTAGTACATTTACTTCAACGGTAGCAATAGGAACTAGTGGAGACGATCCTCTGCCTGATAATCAAATACCTATTACGACTACAACTGGAATCGTTGAAGGTATGAATATCTCGGGGTTGTTTATACCAGTAGGGACTACCGTTACTGCTATCGATCGAATCAATAACATTATCACTTTGTCTAACGTTACAGAAGATGACTATGAAATTGTTGATGGCACTCAACCAACCACATTTACCTTTTGGGGTGGTGCCGCAAAAGATTTGTATGTCAACGATTATTCTACAATAGATGCAAGAATAGGTGACTATGTAACAGGAACCGGTATCCAATCAGGAAGTAAGATAACTAATCTAACCCCAACCGTTATTACTATCGATAAACCGGCAAGTCAACCTTTTATTAATGAAACCGTTAATATCTGGGGTGGTCTAGATGTTTATAGAAACCACGATTATGGGCAAGTGATTGTTAAAGATGAAGTTCGAAACGGAAAAGAGTTTCATTTGTTAGTTCCTGATATTACAGAATTCAAAACACAAGACGAAGTCAGCACGGTTACCGCAACAGGGTTAGTAATAGAACCTAATGCTCTTCACCATTATGAAAGTAGCACTGGTGAATGGTTAGATCCAGATTACCCAACCGACATTGTAGATGGAGTGGACATTTCTCCTGGACCTTATCCAGATGGTGGTAATATTGATATTGGTGTTCCCGGATTAAGTGCGGTAGTTACAAATTATGAATACCTCAAAAAATCCAATGAGGATGCTGCTAGAATTAGAGTAATTAGACCCGGTTTGATTTCAAGGATTACTTCTGAGTTCCAGCGACTGGTTAAAGGTTAATTATGGCGGGACAAGACCAACAATATAAAATTGTTGAAGCTTTTATTACTGCTGACAGATTTCTAGAAAAGGAAATTGAAGTTAGTGGTAATATCTTCGAAATAATCATCTATGAAGATTTAGAGTCTGCGTGGTTAACGGGTTCTGTCATTATAACAGATGATACAGGAATTTTTAGTAAAATATCATTCAAAGGAACTGAATATTTAACTCTCCGAATTTCAGGAGCAGAAGAAAATTCCGAATCTATTATTGATAAAACATTTTTATTATATGCATTAACTAAAACTGTTAAAGTGAATGATACTTCATCGACTTACAATTTTGAGATGATAGAACCTCATGCATACGTTAGCGCATTAAAACCTTTTAGCAGAGCATATACAGGATCACTTGAAAGAACTATTACACAGATTTTAAATAGTGAATTGAATAAAACAGTTGACCTCTCTTATTTAACAAACAGTATTAGTGCCCAAGGTGAAAGAAAGTACATTGTACCGTATTTAACACCCCTCGAAGCATGTGAGGTTTTAGTTGATAGAACAACTACTCAGTTTGGATCCCCTTTCTTTTTATATTCTTCTATACATGATAATAATTTACGGTTAGGTGATTTAGATGCAATGTTAGTTCAAGAAGCATTTAATAAAAAGATTCCATACACATTCTCACAAGCAGCAACTAATGCGTCAACTAGTTTAGATCCTGCCAGTGCTTCTACTACTGTGTCTCATATAGATTTCGGTTCCCCAGTAGACAGTCTTACGCAAGTAGAAGAAGGTGTTTATGGTAGTTTCTATACCAATACCGATGTTGCAACTGGTATCTCTTACAGATCTAAAATTACTATTAAAAATGTATTGGAAAATATGCAAGCAAACGAAATCTTAGACCCTTCTGCTGTACAAGATGTTTATGATGAAAACCAACAGATCCAAGATCGTGCAATAGAAGACTTCAACTCAATCTATTGGCATCAGGTTACTTCGTCAAATATGTATCCGGATTATAGAACATACCACGATGACATATCTAATGCTGACTTTTCGCTTAAAATTAAGAACAATATAATACGTCAAGCATTATTGAGTAACATGATTACCATTGTTGTTCCTGGGATTGCCTTTCTCATATCAAAAGCAACAGTGGGAGACAGATGCCGTTTAAATGTTTTATCGTCAGAAGAAGGCACAGAAAAAATTTACGACAATCGTTGGACAGGTGATTATCTTGTTTATAGAACTAAACACGTTTTCCGAGAAACCAAGCATCTCATAACGTGCGAGATGACTAAACTCAACAGACTACCAGAGGCAATCTCGTGATTTTTCCTAACTCTTTACCGAGAGAATATTACGGTGATGATATTCGTTGGTTCGTTGCTACCGTAGTGAACGCTACTCCACCACCTGGTTTTGAAGGTAGAGTTCGTGTTCGGATATATGGTGTACACAACCAGTATACGGGTGATATTAGCGAAAGCGATCTTCCGTGGGCACAAGTTTTGATACCCAACACCGAAGGTGGTATATCTGGTTTAGGAAGAATACCACAGTTGACAGCGGGTGCTTTTGTGTTCGGCATGTTTTTAGACGGTAAATCATCTCAACTACCACTAATAGTCGGAAGTTTTCCTCGGATTGAATTACCTACCGAAGTGCAAAGAAGAGACGGACAAAAAGAATTCTCTTTTAATACTGAACAAGAAAAACAACAGAATGTTGTCAACATTAAAATAGATGATGATGACTCTCGAACAGGAAGAAGTGTAGCAAGAAGAAGAAGTCAAGCATTGAAATTTTTTATCGACAATGGGTTTACTCCAATGGAGAGTGCTGCTATTACCGGAAACTTAGAAACAGCATCTAATTTTGAAACATATGCTTCTGATGATGATAGCGATGAAGAGGGGATAGGTAAGTGGGACACTAAAAGAGGTAACAGATATCAAAAATTAATACAATTCGGTTCGCTCTTTGATCCAAAGAATACTTTTAAAACATATTCAACACAATTACAATTCGTGGTTTATGAACTTAGAACTTCCCAAGGACTTGCTAATAAAAAACTTAAACAGAGCAAGAACATAAAAGACGCATGCGATGCTATCACTAAATACTATATTAAAAAAAGTCTAAACAATCCGCTAGAAAAATGTGAAGCAGCATTCGAAGAGGTTACATCATGACAGTTGAAAAAACTCTTTCTAAAAAAGCAATTAAGTCTAACTTAAAAAACAACGTTGCTGCTAGTGGTGCCGCTTATAAATCAGAAATTACTGACAAAGCAAACGATCTAAAAACTGCGTTCTCTGATGCTACCGAAACAAAAGTCGGACAAGTTGCTGGACAAATTAATGGCGGCATAGAAAGTATTAGTTCTCTTTCTACTGATGTCACTGGAAAGTTAACTGGTGGTGGTGCCGTTGAAGGTGTGGTCACTGACTCATTAACTGCTTTAACTGATGCTGTTAATTTAGCAGGGGAAGAAAAAATAGACAAAGCAAAAGCACAGGGTATAAAATTAAGTTTATCGTGGAGCGAACCTGATTCTGATGGCAATGTTCGATTAGAACAATCATCCGCAAACCCTGCTGCATTAATCGATTCGTCTATCAATGCCACTCTTTCTAAAATTTCTGGGTTAAATGTTTTTAGCGGATATGTACAAAAAATATCTGGCAACGTAATGCCAAAAGGTCAACCCAGTCTTTTAGAAAAAATAAAAGATGGTGTAGGAGCATTTCCATCAGTAGATAAATTAAATGAACTTACTGCTGAAGCAAATGCTATTGCTGATACTGCTGCGGCAGAAATTGAAGGTGCTGTTGGAGATGTTGTCGGTGGGACGCTTCCAGTTAACCCAGCAGCAACGCCGGGTGATGTTGGTAAGAATTTAGCAGGTGATCTGGGCGGAATATCAGATGCACAAACCAAGTTGCAGGGTTTAGGTGATGATCTCAAAGGTTCCGTATCAAGTGCTGTTACTAGCGTAGAAAATAAAATAACAAAAGGTATCGGTATCGATACTGATAAATTAGGAAATGATTTTTCTGAACAAACAGGTAAACTGGGAAGCATTGTAAAAGATGCTGTTCTCGGCGGTGTAGATAAAAAACTTGGTGAACTCACACAAGGAAAACTCGGTTACGGACTTAGCGTGAAATCTCTTCTAGGGGGATCTTCTACTGGCGTTCTTCAAGGTGCAGTTGAAAGAATGTCAAACGCAGGAAACAACAGAATTCAAGAACTTGCTCCGACATTGTCTGCTGAGAAACGAGACGAAATACTAAGATTGACTCAGGGAACAAAAGAAGAAAGAGACCAAGCAGTCGATGAAATTGCCAAAGCATCAGGTAAAAGCGTTGATGAAATTAATGCTAGTTTAGACGACCTTGATACGACTATTGCAGGAACAGTTTTGGTAGAAAATGAAGAGTCTGCTTTTGCGGATCCTTTTGATATGCAATCATCATCAACTGACAATACCGCAGACCCATCAACAGCGGTATACACTTATGTGTCTTCTGTTGAAGAATTAGAAGCAGAATTTAAAAAGGTTAATAGAGAGGTTACTGAACTTGTTGTACATTGGTCAGATACTTACTCTAATAAAAACATCGGTTCAGAAGAAATAAATAAGACTCATATTAAATTGGGCATAGGAAGAGGTATTGGATACCACTATGTGATACGTAGAGATGGAAGTTTACAAAGAGGAAGATCAGTTAACATTAAGGGTGAACATTCGGAAATAAACGGACATGATGAGTACAGTATAGGAATTGTTTTTGTAGGCGGAATAAATGCGCCTTCTGGAACAGAGTTTCCCACTTCGTACAGAAGCGCAACATCAATAACCTTATCTCAGATGAATACCTTTCGAGAATTTTGTCAGGCATTTTATAATCGTTTTCCTGGTGGTCAAATACTGGGTCATAACGATATAGATCCAGAAGAGCAAGATCCGGGATTCGATGTAAGAGATTATGTAGAGGATCTATTCAATAAGAAAAGTCTCTTTGATGATCCGTCATCTCGTGGACCTTTTACTCCCAGTGAATTAATAACAGCAGAGTTGCCAAAATGACAACCAAAAAAGATAACATAACAAAACGTATCAAGGTCATCGGAGAAGGAACCGAAGAAACACAAGGGATATCAAGAACCGGTTTTAGTGACGCGAGCGGAGAGTATCCTAAACAAGATTATTTTTTTGGATCTTCAACTAATAAATCTGCCAAAGGCGAGACTACTTCTAAATTATATAATAGTGGTGGCGATATTGGAGTGTCTATTGATCTTCCAGACCAGAAACCTTCACAGTATCCATACAACCAAGTAGAACAAACTTTGTCTGGTCATTCTTGGGAGATAGACGATACACCCGGTGGTGAAAGAATGATTATGAAACATCGTTCTGGTTCTGGATTAGAATTACGTGCTGACGGTTCAATATTATTTTCAGCAGTTAATAAAAAAGTTGAAGTTACTGGTGGCGATCATACTGTAATCGTAGAAGGCGAAGGTAATCTTGTATACAAAGGAAATCTAAACGTTCGTGTTACCGGTGACTATAATGTAACGGTTGATGGTAATTATAGTTTAGATGTTGCTGGAAATAAAGATATTGCAGTACATGGAAGTTACATCAAAGAAGTTGATAAGAATGAGAACAAAGTAATTAAAGGTTCGAAGAGTACCAAAGTTGTTAAAAATTCAAGCGCAATTGTTTTGGGTAACACCGATCAATTTTCGAAAGGAAATCTAAGAAGTTGGACACAAGGAGACGTGGAAATCACTTCTGGAAAATCCCTTGTCACTACTGCGGAAACAGAATGGGCAGCATCTTCGAAGGTAACCAATATTACAGGGTTAATTATATCAGTCCTTGGTACCAAGGGAACTATCGGAGGGACATTGGTTGATCACTACGGCAAAGCATATTCGGGTCCCCCCGATGGTGCAGGAAACGGTGGTACATCCTTTTACGGAACTCTGGTTGGTAGAGCGGCAGAGGCAATCACCTCTGATTTTGCTAATAAAGCAGGAACATCTCATCATGCTAAATGGGCAGATGAAGCAGGACAAGCACAGAAAGCAAACGCAGAAACAGGTCCTTCGCCTTTTGCAAAAGACCCGATTAAATACGAAACCATTTTCCCGTTCATCGAAACACCTCCGGATGCTCCAGAACCGACGAGTGAACTTATCGTTCCTCACTTAGCAGTAAGTAATTTTGGTATTCGAAAGGTTGTGATAGATACTGATGTTGATGATCCCAATTCATTGGTAGCAAAAATATTAAAGACTGATGACTACGATAATTTGTTTGATCGCGATCCTACCATAGAAGAAATACGATCTAAACTAAGAGACGAAGCAAATTATAATAACAATAAATTTACTGGCAATTTAGTTGCTGCTGGGTTGTTGTCATCTGATTACGCAAAAGCAACGGATGGCGAAATCGGCAGAACTTCTAGTAGAAAGAAAAGTAAAAAATTCGGGATCAAATCATTAGGTAATAACCCTGCCGATTTGAAGAGTAAAAGGTTTTTCATATGAGTATATATCTTGTAGACCCATCTTACAATCCTAATTTTGCAAGCGATATTACTAATAAAACAGTTCTTGCTCAGGGGATTTCTGTTGCTAAATTTCTTGGTGCTAGAGGTAGCAGAAACCAATTTGAAAGAGTATCAGCAGATAAAAAACAAATTGCACGTAATCTGTATCTCCATGCAGAATTATTAAAAAAGACTACTGCTAACTCAGATTTTGATGATTTTAGAATTATTGTTTCAGAAGGAATATATGTCCCTGCTATAAATGAATCGGTTACTCCTGATGGAATAAATGATTATAGGCAAACAGGAAAAGCAATTGTATATAAAGTAATCAACACAAAAGGCGAGGTAGATTATTCGAAGACTTATGATTTGGCAGTATATTGGAAAGATTACTGTGACTACGATAAACTTATATTGGATTACGATACATACGATCCTTCTGGTATACCATCATGTCAAATCGTTGTTGTGATGCCAACTGTCCCAGAATCCTTTGATATCCAGTTTTTAAGAAGAATAGAGACAACTTTTAATACTAATCTGCAATCATCAAACGAGTTGGTCGAACTTCTATTATAAATAAATTGCATGGCAAAGATACTTTCAACAGAAGACGGCGATTTACAGGGTGCATCACTCAATACGAGTCGTGATCGTCTTTACTCGGATATTGATTTAAGTTTTGCTGTTAATACTAGCACGGGTGATATATTTAAGAAGAAAGATGCGGCAGCAGTGAAACAAGCAGTTAGAAATCTTCTTCAATGTAATAGGTTTGAAAAACCTTTTCGACCTGATTTCGGTGCAGACCTAAGAGGTTTGTTATTCGAATTAGCAGACGATGGTGTTGAGCAAGACCTTATTGAACAGGTTCAAGGAGCAATTGCTCGGTATGAACCCAGAGTAGAAATTAACGATTTGGAATTAATTGTAAATCCTGATAATAACGAACTAAAAGTCAGATTAGAATTTAGGGTCGTGAACACAGATGAAAACGTCACATTAGAAACTGGAGTTTCGAGGTTAAGATAAATGGCAACTACTATTAACAGCACAGGTTTAGATTTTGACGCAATTCGTAATAATCTAAAAACATGGTTAGAACAAAAACCAGATTTTGCTGATTACAATTTTGAAGCATCAGGGTTGTCTAATCTTTTGGATGTTCTTGCGTATAACACGCATTACAATGCTCTCACTGCTAACTTTGCTCTTAACGAATCCTTTCTCAGTACTGCTCAGTTGCGTTCATCGGTAATTGGTCTTTCAACTGCTATCGGTTACATTCCTAATTCGAAAGTGTCTTCGACTGCTTTAATCAATGTTACTGCACAGGGATCTGCTGCATCTTCCAATATTCTTGCATTGCCTTCTGGTACTAAATTCACAACTACTGTCGAAGATATTACATACACCTTTGAAACAACAGAAGAATATACAGCATTCAAAAAAGGATCTGATCCATATTCGTACACATGGGAAAATGTAATTGTTCGAGAAGGAACAGAAAAACAAAAAACGTTTATTGCTGGTCCTTACAGCGAAACCGATACCTATGTTATTCCTAATCAGGACATGGATATTAGCACGGTTACTGTTGGTGTTGGTGCAACGAATAAAGCATTTTATAATGTGAGTACTGTATCTGAAATTAACGAATCATCTAGAATTTATGTTATCAAAGAAACTCCTAACGGATACTATGAACTTGCTTTCGGTAATGGAGCAGGATTAGGGGAGATTCCTCTTGCCGGTGATAAAATTGTAGTTACCTATAATTCTACTGCTGGAAAAGATGCTAACGGTGCTAGAACATTTACCACAACTGCTACAATACCCAATGGAGCAGGGGCAAATATTTCTATTATACCTATTACAATTTCTAATTCATCTAATGGTGCTAATAAAGAAAGCATAGAATCTATTCGTAAATCAGCACCCTTTCTTTATGCCTCGCAAAATAGAATGGTCACATCAGACGATTATGCCGCGCTCATAAGAAGAAATTTTTCTAACAAAATTAATGATATCCTTGCTTGGGGCGGTGAAGAAAATTTGCCACCTAAGTTTGGAACAGTATATGTTTCTATAACACCATCACCTGATGAATCTTTCAAAGCATCTATTCGGAGTCTAGTCAAAAACCTTTCAGTTGCATCGTTTGATGTTGATTTTGTCGAACCAGTTGTAACATTTATTGAGGTTGCTGTTTCGTTTCAATATAACCAAACGTTGTCTTCTTATTCTACCATACCCGCGATAGAATCTGCTATTGAAGGAGTAGTCGGTTCTTATCTCGATACGGTTACTGATGAATTTAGTGAAACATTTAGACGTTCAAATTTATTGACTTTAATAGATGCCGCAGATCCTGGTGTCCTTTCAAGTCAGGCAACCATTAAAGTTCAGCGAAGATTCAATCCTAGTCTAGGCGAAGAAAAAGCATATCAGATAGTCTTTCCTACTGTACTTGAATCTCCTTCTTCTGTTGTTTATATTGTTCAGTCAACAGAATTTAACTATCCACCCGGACTATCTTGTGTTGTCAGAAACAAACTCGGTTCTGAAATTTTGCAAGTTATTTCTACTACTAGCGGTAGAGTTATAGTTGATAACATCGGAAATTATAATCCAGCAACAGGAGTAGTCAACCTCTCCGGATTTAAACCTTCCGGTGCAAACGCAATTGAAATAAAAATTTCTGCTGTTCCTTCTAATCAGGGATTTGTTTCGACGATTCGTGAAAACAAATTAGGTAAAGATTTAACAGCAATTACTGTTGATGCTATTGAAACAACAACGCTATAAATAATGGGATATAAAGGAAACATTTAATGGCAGTCGTAACAAGACAATTTATCAACCAACTTATTAAAGACACCGATAACACTTTTAATACTGGTCTTTATATTGGTCTGGGAAGATCCTCCCCTTGGCCCGGTGTTGGCGATATTCCTGAACAACCTCGTCAAGACTTTGAATACGGAAGGTCTGCTCGATCTGCTTGTCAACACGTTAAAATTGCTACTGGCGTTTCTGCCGCAGTTACAAGACAAGATTGGTCATCCGATACAATTTACCCATCGTATGATGATAACAACCAAACAGTACTTCCTTACGTAATGAATAGTAACTATGAGGTGTTTCTGTGCATCCAACAAGGTGTTAATGCTGCTGGCGTTGTCCAAGATAGTACCGTTGAACCTACCGTTGCTGCACTAAATAGCGGTGCTGGGTATATTAACAATCCGATCGAAGCAAATGAAAACGAACTTGAAACTGCTGATGCGTTTTGTGAAACCGGATACATATGGCGGCATTTATTCACCTTGAGTCAGGTAGCAATCAATAGGTTCCTTACCTTAAATTATATGCCAGTCACCACCTTTACAATAGATCCTTCTGATGGTGATGTTCAAACGCAACAATATCAAATACAACAATTGGGAAGCAACCAACCTAACCCAGGATCAACTGATGGTACTGCTGGACAAATATTGACTATTAAAGTCGATGATGGTGGTGCTGGTTATTCAAGCAGTGGACCTACTGCTACCATATTAGGAAATGGCACCGGAGCAACCGCAACAGTCGATACTGTTGGTGGTGTAATAAAATATGTTAGAATTACTAATTTTGGGAAAGATTATGATTTTGCTTCTATTGCATTAGACGATTCTCAAACTCCTACCGAAGACGCTACTTTAAGAGCAGTTATCGGACCAAGAGCAGGAGTAGAAACAGATCCTGTTAATACTCTCAGAGCAAACTCAATTATTGTAACCACAGATTTTGAGAACGATGAGTTCGATACGTTATTAACAGAAAACGATTTTCGACAAGTTCTTTTAATAAGAGATCCATCAAAATACAATTCATCTGATGCTTTTACAGGAAACACTTCAAAAGCAAACCGTGCTTTGCAAACGATATCGGTAACTGGATCAGTAGTTGAAGACAATGAAATTACTGGTGGTAATAGTAATGCAAAAGGAATTCTAGATTTTTACGATGCTGCTACCAATAACTTATATTACCATCAAACACCCGAGACAGGATACGGAACCTTTCAACAGGGGGAGACTGTTACACAAAGCACTTCTCAATTTGTTTTGAGTGGTGCCGTATCTTCTTCTCCTGCTAATCAAACAGATCCCGCAATTGATATTTTCTCTGGGGAACTATTATACATAGATAATATCTCTCCTATTCAAAGGGACATAAACCAAACCGAAGATATAAAAATAGTTATCACTTTCTAGGATAAGTCATGCCAAATACATTTAATAGCACTACTCTATCAACCACCTATCGTGACGATTGGGTTGACTCTGACGGCTATCATAAAATATTGTTCAATTCCGGTAGATCTCTTCAAGCAAGAGAACTTACTCAGATGCAAACCATTATTCAAGAAGAAATTTCTCGGTTCGGAAGGAACATATT